GATATCAATTCAGGCGCATCAACTGACGGAACTGATGGCGCAGGAGCTATATTATTAGATGCTACTGCTGGTGGTATCGGTCTCTCTTGGGCTGACAGTAAAGATTTATGGGCTGAAGGTGGTAGAGCTGTTGTTACTGCTAATGAAGATGCTGCTGATTGTATTAAATTACATGCTGATGCAGGAACATCACAAACTATTACCATTGTTAATGATGCGGGAACAAGCGCATCTGCAATTTCTTTAACGTCTAGTGCAGGTGGTGTATATATAGAGGGTAATGATAGTTTAATATTACGCTCAAAAACAAGTGATGTAGATATATCTGGAAACGGTAATTGTATATTTGATGTTTCTGGTGTAGGTATTGGAACAACAACACCCGATGCTTATGTAGAAATTGATACCAATGGTTCTAATAGTCCTGCTCATTTACGATTGACATATAATTCTACCAATGCAGTTGATTTTCTTGCTAATTCTACAGGTAGTCTTATACTTAAAGATGATAGTTCCAATACAATGTTTGAAGTATCACCAACAATGAGTTCGGTTAATTATGTTTATACTCAAGCATCAGCTACTAGTTCAGGACCTACATTAGGTGTTAAAGGAAGTGACTCTAATATTCCTTTAACCGTTGTTACAGAAGGTACTGGAGCAATTACATTGGATTCTGGAGGGGATATCGTTTTAGATGCAGCTGGTAATAATGTAACAATGCTATCATCTGGCAGCAATGAATTAGACTTTATTAATAGTAGTGGAAGCTGGACCATTAAAAATTTAACTTCAAATGGAGATATTATATTTAATGTGAATGATGGTGGCGCCGATACTGAAGTAATGAGATTAGACGGTGCAACTTCAAGAGTTGGAATAAATAAATCAGCGCCTGAAAAAATGCTCCATATTAAACAAACAAGTGATGGAAGCAGCACAGCAGGAAATGCTTTACGTATAGAAGATGATGAAGCAAGTGCTGAATATTGGGATATTGGTATGTCTACTAGTAACGCATTACATTTCAGATATGATGGAGGTTCAAATGGAGGTTATCTATCGACTGCAGCTGATGTAAGTGATATAACTTTTACTGGACAACATAGATGTCGGGCAATTAATGAAGAGAATATCGATTACTCTGGAAATTATGTTGGATATATAGTTAGTTCTACAGGAACATATAATACAATGTTATATGATGCCAGTGGTAATCCATCCATAACAACTACAAATTCTACTGCAATTACTATTAATAATACATTACCCGTAGTTCAATTAAGTAGCATAAATAATGATAAAGCAGTATTCGGCGTGATATCTTCAGGTGAAGATAATAACAATAGAGAACATTCTATTGGAACTTTTGTATCTGTTTTACCAAAAGTAACAGGAGACAATCGTCTATATATTAACTCTGTTGGGGAAGGCGCTATTTGGGTTTGTTCGATTAATGGTAACTTTGATAATGGTGATTACATTACAACCTGTGTAATATTAGGTTTAGGTGCTAAGCAAGCGGACGATATACTTCATAATTATACCGTTGCTAAAATAACTTGTGCCGTTGATTTCAATAATGTATCTTCTTTTGTTAATAAAACTGTTGTTCATAATAGCATAACCTATACGTGTGTCTTTGTAGGTTGTACCTACCATTGTGGTTAAGTAAATTATAATTATAAATCTTCACTAAAATTTATATAAAAAATAGGAACGATTTGTTCAATTACTTTTTATAAACAATACGACAGAACTTCATGAAACATTACAAGAAATATTTAGCTGCGTGTACTTATCATTGTGGTTAAATATAAAAATCTTACAATAGCAACTTGAAATAGTAAGAATAAACCTTATTATTTTATAAATTTTTTATAACATTATTTATAACATTTTTTATAACATTTTTTTTAGTAAAATATTTTTATTTTATTTTATTTATAGTATTCCTAATCTTGAAGGGAAAAATAAATAAAATAAACTATAGATTTAAAAATATTTATTTTTATGTCTTATTATAATATATTCATAACCAATGGCTGATGAAATTATTTTTGAAAATAGTATATCCAATTATAGTGATGTTGTTAATCCTGAAATAACACCGTTTGCCACAAACCAAAACACACACATAAACTTCGCATCTGAAGAATTTATTATTACATCTAACGATAGTGCTAGTTTTGGTTCCCAACTACAATTTGAACTACCAAGAAAACAAATACATAGTCTCATTACAAATTTAAAATTAGAATTTTCTCTTCCTGCAATTTCAACAAGCGACGTTACAGGAGCAAGATGGATTAATTGGGTAAACTCCATAGGTCATGCGCTAATAGAAAATATAAAATTAGAAGCATCCAATACCAAATTAGACGAACACACAGGAGAATTTATGGAAATCTGGAACGAATTGTCAGTTCCTCAAGGTGATAATTACAACACAAGCATTGGTAAATATAAGGGCGCACCTCCAAGAAATTCAACATCTATACCTGCAAAAAAAATAACAGTCCAGCTCTTATTCTGGTTTTGTAGAGGAGCACCTGGACGTGATAGTCTCGATGCCACAAAACTCGCATTTCCTATTGGCTATACAAATCAAGATACAATTACATTGACACTTAAAATAAATGCCCTCAATAAACTTCTCTATACAGACGGAACAATATCTAGTCCAAGTATTAGTTTAACAGATTGTAAATTAATTGCCGAATATACTTTTTTAGATTTATCACGAGCGGAAGAAGAACTTGCGATGGTTTCGAGAAATTTTTATTCAAATTATACGCAACAAATTAATTTCGTACAAAAAATTACATTTACAGGTACAGCAACCGCAGCAGGAACCAAAGATATTAATCTTAATTCACTTGAAAGTTCTATTACTGAACTTTTATGGTTCGTTCAAAAAACACGAACAGCAGGTTCTTCAAGACAACATAGATTTAAATTTAGTTATCATGCCGGAGATATATTAGATAAATGTTCTGTAATGATAGGTGATTATTCACTTTCAGGTAATTTAGACGTAAATAATTTCACAACAAACAATCCTCTTGCTGTAGGACATTTAGTTCCTAAAAAAAAAGTACATGTATATTCATTCGCCCTACAACCCACTATTTATTCTAATCCATCTGGTTTCTTTAATTTATCTAATATAACAGGAGTGAAAGTTCGGCTTACATTTTCCGACTTTACAGGAAGTTATGAAGGTGAATTGTATGCGTTGGGTAGAAAGATTTTAATTATTAATAATGGTATTTGTACCACAAGAGATATTGCTTAAATTATAGTTTTTTTGTTTTTATTTTATCTTTTTGTTTTTCTCTTTGGCGTTCTTTTTGTTTACTTTTTGTTAAAAATCAAGTAATATTATCTCCAACTATTATATAAGTTTTACATAATGGTTGGAGGATACGTTCAACTTGTTTCACATGGTTCTCAAGATGTATATCTTACAGGAAATCCACAAATTACTTATTTTAAAATCGTTTATAAAAGATACACAAATTTTGCCATTGAATCTATAAAAAATGATTTCAATGAAACACCATCATTAGGTTCTACTTCTACCTCTAAAATTACACGCAATGGTGATCTTATTTATCGTATGTATGTTCAATCTGACATCACTATCAATGATAGTTCAGGGAACGGTGGTTGGCCTGGTGAATCTATGCTAAAAGAAGTATCATTAGAAATAGGTGGTCAACTCATTGATAAACATTATTCTGACTGGATACATATATGGAACCAATTAACACTTACAGATTCTAAAAAAAAAATATACAATAAAATGATTGGTCATAGTGCTTGTGTTGTAGACGGAACACAAACAAGTGGTTATAGTAATACAGATAATACACCATCCAGTGGTTCAACGTATACGGTAAATGTTCCACTTCATTTTTGGTTTTGCCGTAATCCAGGTTTGGCACTACCATTAATTGCATTACAATATCACGAAGTAAAAGTAAAAATAGCATTTGCCGATACACAAACAAATGACGGAAATTCATCCGTCGATTCGATCGCAAATACAAATTTATATGTAGATTATATATTTTTAGATAAAGACGAAAGAAAACGATTCGCACAAGTTCCGCACGAATATTTAATAGAACAACTTCAATATACAGGTGAAAAAACAATAAATGCTGGTGAAAGCACGGCAACTATAAAACTGAATTATAATCATCCTGTAAAAGAAATTGTATGGGTCGTTCATCAAAATAGAACTTCTAAAGATGGAACGGCAACAACACTCAAAAATAGGCAAACATTTGGAATGTATACAGATGTATCTGGTAGTTCTCTTTATAGCGGAGGTACAAGTGATTATGATACTTTCATTCGAAAAGGCGAAATATTAGATGCCTCCGGTGGAAGTATTTACGTTCAAGATGGAACCACTTCTGATACACAAATGAGAAGCACTTGTGAAGAAATAACTTATCATCCAGCAAAATGGCCTACAGAAGCGAGAGCACCTGTTAAAGACGCTCAAATTTTATTAAATGGACAAGCACGGATATCTGTTAGAAAAGGTACTTATTTTTCTCAAACACAAGTATTCGAATGCCATAGTGGTTCTCCGCACGCAGGCATCTATGTTTTTTCATTCGCATTACAACCAGAAGAACATCAACCTTCAGGTACATGTAATTTTTCTCGTATAGAATTATCACAATTAAAACTAACATTGAAAGGTTCAGCAGAAGGTTTAGAAGATGTTGAAAGAACAGCACGTGTTTATGCTGTTGGATACAATATTTTTAGAATAACAAATGGAATGGGTGGAATCGTATTTAATAATTAAAGAAAATACTATTTATATTTAATATCTGTAAATATCTACGCAGATATATCTTCAAGAATGTAAAACAACAACTATTTAATATAAAAATGAACTTATATCGTTATTTTTTTCATTTATAAAAATTGATTTAAAAAAAATAAATATAAATAAACAATTTATAACTAAATGGTTAAATATAGTTGTAAAAGATGTAGAAAAGAATTTTCTCAAAAATCACACTATGATTCTCATAATAGACGTAACACGCCTTGTCAGAATAACGCTAATATGATGAAAGCTCTTGTCAATAAAGCTGTTGAAGATAAATTTAAAAACATAGAACAAAAATTAAATGAAAAGAATGATCAATTAAATGTAATTGAAAAAGAGTTGTTTATAAAAAATAAAAATATAAATATTACTATATCACCTACTACTCATTACACTGGTTTAAAACGAAAAACAATCGATAAATTTTATACATCTCCAAATATAGTAAATATATGTATTCAATTCATAACGGAAAATATTCATATTCAAAAGAATGATTTATGTATTGAACCTAGTGCTGGAGACGGAGCATTTATTAATGGTATAAAAACATTAACTACAAATTATAAATTTTACGATTTAGAACCTGAACATAGTGAAATCATAAAACAAGATTATTTAAAATATGATTATAATACAATTAAAAAATTAAACTTTAATAAAATACATGTTATAGGTAATCCTCCATTTGGTCGTCAATCATCATTAGCTATTAAATTTATAAAAAAATCAGTTGAATATTGTGATAGCATTTCATTTATATTACCGAAAAGTTTTAAAAAAGACAGTTTAAAAAAACATTTTGACTTATATTTTCATCTTAAATATGAATATGTATTGCCTAAAAATTCATTTATAGTTGGTAATAAACCACATGATGTTCCTTGTGTATTTCAAATATGGGTAAAAAAAACGATAAAGAGAACAGTTCCAAAAAAACTTGTCCCTAATAAATATAAATTTGTAAAGAAAGAAGAAAACCATGATATATCTTTTAGGCGTGTTGGAGTTAACGCAGGAACTATTGATACTGATACTAAAAAAAAATCTAAACAATCCCACTATTTTATTAAATTTGATAATCCATTAACTAAAAAAATATTCAATACATTGACTACAATTAATTATGATAGTAAAAATAATACTTGTGGTCCTAAATCTATTTCTAAACAAGAATTAATTAAAGAATTCAACAAAATCTTTTAATGGTATTTTACCTGTTGGATATTTATTTATTAAGTCTTCACCTTTTACAAATCTTATTTTTATATTTGGAAAATCTCTATTCGAAACAATACATAATATTAGTTTTTTCGTTTTTTCTTCAAATATAGTTTGATCAAATGTTCGATCTTGACCTAACATATTAGATGGACAAAATGTACAACCGTTTTTAGTAAATGTTTTTTCGTCATATAATATTTCTGAATTTACATTGTCCGTAAAATCGTATTTTTTATTTTTTTTTACATGTGTTAAAGGATAATTTTCACAAATCCATGCTTCAATAAAATAAGAGAAAGGACGTCCATCTTTCCACAGTTCTTTACAAATTTCATCAGATAAATTTCCAAAAGCATATCCTGCTATTGTATGATCGAATGTCTTGTTTAATTCTACACTTGGAGTATTTATTTTTTCCATTGTTTTAAGTGTATAATATTTATTTACACCGTTTTGAAGTTTTAAAAATCAATTTTATAATAATCTGTGTTACATGTTCAAAGATGTAAAATATATTATAAATATCTATACACAAAAATAATGATTTATAAAAAATGGATAATAGTTAAATACTATTTATCTCATTACACCGACCGACATTTAAAATGAAACAAAAATTACGTAAGATTTTGGATAATTGTATTTAATCTATTATGAAATTTTACTACCATTTCTAGTTCATTTTTTGTTGTAAATGTTTTTCTAATGATGGCAACTCTTATAATATGTAAAGCAGAAATCAAATCACTTTTCTTGAGACCTGGTTTTTTTTGAATTGTATTTAATTCTTTAATATATCTTTCTACTACTTTTACTTCTACAGCATCATTAAAAGTAACGTTTTTTTTATTTATATTTTTCTTGGTATTTTCATTTGAATTATTCTCATTTATATTTTTAGGAATATCTCTATTTATATTGTTGTTATTTTCATCAATAAACGCATCACTCACTAATTGAGGCACATTGTCGTTATCTTGCGGTGATTGTATTATTATTTCATTATTTTTACTATTATTATCATTTGTATCATTTTCATCATCGGTTAAAATTGCTTTTTGTATGCTCATCTTTATGTTTTGTGTAAGTATGTTATTATTCATATTTTATCCTATACATATAAACTACTTTTATAAATAATAATAAACACAACAGAAAGAAAAATGGAAAACACAACAGTAAGAAAAATGGAAAAAAAATGATATCCTGTAAGAT